TCGTTTCAAGTCAATTCCGCTGGCTTTCAAGTCCAGCATTCTTTGTTTTTGCTCGGGAGTCATTTTGGGTAACTCCCTCCAGGCAACCACTCCCCATGACGGGTCATAGGTTCCCCGGATACATGCGCCCCACTCCATCAACAGGTGGAGGCTGACGCCCAAAGGTGGCTTCTCATCGAAAACGAGATGCCATTCGGGTTTTTCTACTGCCAGGTATCGGTCACTCATGTTTTTTCACCCAGGGGCGCGGAAGCCTAAAAGCGATCCTACCTCCCCCTTTTTTAACTTATTGATTTATATGGCCGTTCCTACCTGAACCTAGCGATCCTTCCAGTTTCCTACTAATACCTAGGAGTCCCTGTGTATATGTAATTTTTACAATACAAAACAATTAAATTAGGTAGGAACGGTAGGAACACTTTTAATGAAAGCCTTACAGTGCAAGGTTTCCAGCCGTTCCTACCTCCTCGAAATTTGGTAGGAACGGGGTAGGAACTAGGTAGGAACGTAAACCCATGTCGGCTTACCTTCGATGCGCCGTTTTGCTCGTTGGTAGCCCAATTCGACGAGCGCCTTACCGACGCGCATCTCTGCCCATCGATCTTTCTTGGTCACATCAAGCCGAAGTGCTTCACGCATGACCTCCCCCGTCGTCAGCATTTCCCTCTGCCTGGGTGTGATCCCGAAGTCCTCCTCGGTATCGAGCCACTTCCGAATGTCATCCGTCCACGGTTCATGCAGCATGTGCTGCGCGTGGACGAACTTGGCCAAGCGTTCCGCTTCCTGGTACGCGATGCCCGACGCCAGGAACAGGTCACGGGCTTCGGCCCACAACTGATCCCGGTTGTCCTTGATGCCTTTGATATCGGCCATCTTGGTCACGACAGGAAGGAATCGACGATTGCCCGTGTCGTCGTTCAGGAACTGGAACTCATTGGTCGTACCGATGAAGATCAACCGACGCGGGAACTTGGTCGCGAACTCCCGAAATTTCGGCACCCATTCTTCATGGGTCCGGCTGATGAACGCCTTCACGTATTCCGCTTCACGGTTACGGAGGCCCTTCAACTCGGCCAATTCAGCGACCAGGACACCGCGCATCTTTCGACTGTTGTCCGACTCACGGCGCTCGTCGATGTCCATCTCGGTAAAGAACTCATGCGACGGCACCAGCGCCTCGATGCTCGACGATTTCTTAGCGCCCTGCTCACCGATCAGGATCGGAGCCATATCGGCCTTGATACCGGGCGACAGCACTCTGCCGGCCATCGCCGTCCACATATAAGAGGACACCGCAGAGGTGTACTCGCAATCATCGACACCGAAATAATCAGCCAAGAACTGACCGACCCTCGGAATGCCATCCCAATCGGGAAGACCTGAAAGCCAATGGATCGCCGTGTCGAACTCGTTGTCCTTGGCTACCAGATCCACCGCATCGCGAATCAGTTCACGCCCAACGGGTTTGAAGCTCTGGCGTTCCAGAATGATCCGAAGCCGGGTGTAGTCATCGTCGCGGAAGGGCCTCCAGTTGACGCCATCTTCAGAGACGACGATCTCATCCTTGAAGACATCCTTTCGGACCTCCATGCTAATCACCACCTTGCTTCGGACGCCCTTGGTGACGTTATCGACCGTCGCCTCGATCATTCCGTGCTTATCGCGAACGAAACCCGGCTTCGGTTGAGGTGATGGGCTACTAGCGGAGCCTGAACCTCCCCCTGTCGAGACATCCTCGAAATCGTCAGCGGTCATCCGCACCGCTTTGCCCCGAGCCTTTAAGCAATGCTCCTTCCAGAGGTAAAGCATCGCCCGATCCTCGTCCTGCCGACGCTTATCAAGCGCCGTCTCGAACACGAACGGGTTGTTGACCAACATCGAGAACACCTCGGTATCGGTCAGCCCTTTGGAGAAAAGCGAAACGCCGCACATATGAAGGATCGCCGAGCGGTCGCCATCATGCTCACCTTCAGCAAGGTAGCGTTCTACCTTCTGCGGGAGACCAAGATCCTTGAAATCGGGAAGACACATCTCGTCCAGGACTTCCGGCATCGCGATGCTGATCACTTCAGCGGTCTGCTGGGTCTTGGCGTACTGCGCCATCAGGTCTTCGTGAACGTCGTGCGGGATCTCAAGAACGTCGAGCGGAGCATCCTCGAACCGGCGACCGGTTAAGGTGAGAAAGCGAGGGCGATGTCCGCCATAACACTCGATGCCCTGATCGTGATTCGCCCAATCACGCGGAATGCTGCCCTTGCAGAAGATCCGTAGACCGTTGCCCGATGGACTCCACTCGCAGTAGGACTTCACCCGCTCGACAACCGCCCTCGCCCACTCAGCGACGACGCCGTCCTGGACACAGTCATCGAGGTCGTAACCGACGACGCCATGCTCACCGGTCATCAAATAGCCGAGGCCGGCCAGATGTTCCTTGTGTGCTTCGAATGCCTTTCTGGCCGTCTCGTAACCGACCCAGCTTTCAAGCTTTGCGGTTGAGAGGCCCCACTCGGCGGGATTGTTTGGGTGGCGCGGAACCTTGTCCCATTTCTGGCGATCCGCGTTCCATGTCGCTTTCCACGGTGCCCAGCGTTTCTCTTGGCGGAGCAGTTCCGGTATGTCGGAACCGTCGTAGGGTAAAAGGGGTGTCGGCGCACTCATCATGCCGCGAACCCGTCGATCTCGTAGACGACTTGGCGAAGCTTATCCACAATATCGTGACGGGGTCGTACAGTCGGCGACATCACCATGCGGCAAACCGTCGGCTGGGTGACATCGAGCGCCTTAGCGATCTGTTCCTGTGTCCAGCCAAGCTCCAACAGGCGCTTCACCAGATCGTGCGGGTTCATTTGAAAAATGGGGTCCATAAAATCCTCCGGGTCGAAGGATAGGTACTCTAACGTATAGATTGGCTATACGGAAGCGCATAATCTGGTTATCCCTTGATTTTTGTTATGCGTTGTCGCATATTCTGACTATGAACAATTTAAAGGAAAATCTGGCCTACCTGATCGAGAAGCACGGGATCAATCCGACAGTCCTTGCGCGGGAGACCAAGGTTAATCAGCCGTCAATCTTTCGCATCTTGAGCGGTGAGAGCAAAGAACCAAGACGGGCTACCTTGGAGCCAATCGCCAAATATTTCGGCGTGTCGCTTGTCTGGCTTGTCGAGGGCGATTGCCGAGGCATGGACAATCTGAACGATGCTCTTGCCGAGCATACGGGATTTCCTATGTCAGGGTTCAAGCAAGTCCCAGTCGTTGGGCACGTTAAAGGCGGCCCAGATGGGTTCTTGGAAGAACTTGGATACCCAACTGGACAAGGAGATGGTCACGTGGAATACCCTGCCCGAGATAAGAATGCCTATGCCCTGCGCGTTCGCGGCGACAGCATGAGGCCCCGCATCAAGTCAGGTGAATTCCTGATCGTTGAGCCGAACCACACAGTTTCACCCGGCGACGATGTCGTCGTCATCTGCCGAGATGGCCGTAAGCTCGTTAAAGAACTGCTTTATATCAAGGACAACGAAGTCCGCCTTTCCAGCATCAACGCGGATTTTGAACCCGTCATCCTATTCCAGGAAGAAGTGGAAGCGATCCACTATGTAGCGGCGATCTGTCCATCCGGGGCGCTCTACCAGCCCTGACCAAAAACTTTCCACCATAACAAAACCCGCTTCGGCGGGTTCTTTTTTGCCTGATTTAATACGGAAGTGTATTGACTCAAATATTTTCGGGCCTATAATCCGTTCCTGTACTCCACTTTCGCATTACGGAAGAACACTACGGACAGAGGCAAAAATGAGTCTTGAAGCAGCAATCAACGAAAACACTCTCGCAATCTATCACCTGATCTCCTTCCTTCAAAACGCCCAGGTGCCCGTGGCGGGTAACGGCACCAGCGGAAACCAGCAAACCGTAGGTGGCACAGAGACCTCTCCCTCTGAAACCGCTGGTGAAACCGCCGTCAACTCCGAGCCGTCTCAAGAGACCGACCCCACGGTCGAGACGGCTCCTGTTGCCGTTACGGTCGAAACGGTTGAGACCGTCATGGTCGATGACGTTGTCGCTTTGAAGACGAAAGCCGGCAAGGCCCTGACCAAGATTTCTCAGACTCAAGGCAAAGAAGTTGCCTACAAGATCCTTTCCGATCTCGGTTACGAGAAGTTCACCCAGGTCAAGATCGAAGATTACACCAAGATCATTGAACACTGCGAGGCCGCGTAAATGGCACACGCAGAAAAGTCTCCAAGCGGAGCCGCAACGTGGATGGCGTGTCCTGCGGCCATTCCGATGTCAGCCGGCAAACCAGATCAGGCAACCGAGTTCGCGGCTGAAGGAAGCGTTGCTCACGAGGTTTCCTATCTCGCGAAATTGGAAGGTCGCAGCCCTTTTGAGTTTGTTGGCCATGAATTCGAATCCGATGGTTTCAAATTCATTGTCGATGATGACATGGTTGGCCACATCAAGGCTTGGCTCGACTACGTCGATACCTTTATCTGGGGCGGCGTCACGATGCTCGAGCAAAAACTCCCAATCGGAGAACTGACGCTCGAACCCGGAGCCAGTGGAACGGCAGACGTTGTCAGCATCCATGACGACGTTCTCAAGATCGCGGATCTCAAGTACGGGATGGGCGTGAAGGTTTTCGCTGAAGAGAACCCTCAACTTCTGACCTATGCCCTTGCAGCCTATGACCAGTATCGGTTTTACGGCGACTTCAAGCGCGTCGAGATCCACATTGGCCAGCCGCGCCTTAATCACTTTGATCGGTGGGAAACAACTCCCGAGCGCCTAGAGCAATTCCGCACAGAGCTTCTTCGTGCCGCGATGCAGATCGAGGCAGCAAAGACCTCTCTTCAGGATCACCACTTCAACCCTGGTGAGAAGCAATGCAAATGGTGCAAGGCAAAGGCCGAGTGCCCCGCCCTCGCCAATCACGTCATGACGATTGTCTGCGATGACTTCGTCGATCTCACCAAACCCATAACCGTAACGGAGCGCGAGATGGATAACCAATCTCTGGGCAACTGCATGGCTGCGATTCCTCTGATCGAGGACTGGTGCAAAGCCATTCGTGGCCGCGTTGAAAGTGAACTTTTTGCCGGCGAACCGGTGCCCGGATTCAAGTTAGTTGAAGGCAAGCGCGGAAACCGTGAATGGACCGACGACGAGCAACTGATCGAACGGCTCGAAGTGGCCTTTGGCGAAGACGCCTTCAAACACACCCTGATCTCACCCGCCGTCGCTGAAAAGCTGGCCAAGAAATCTGGACTGGACTTTGGCTCGACCTTTGTCCCGTTCATCACCCAATCCGAAGGCAAACCGAGTGTTGCCCCGGAGTCCGATAAACGCCCTGCCCTCGTTATGGGCGCTGATCTTTTCGATAACTGCAACTGAGGTACATCAATGCGAGTAGCACTTAAAAACGTCCGTCTAGCTTTCCCGAAGCTCTGGAAAGCTGAACAAGTCATGGGTCAAGGCGACGCCAAATTCAGCGCCACCTTCCTGTTTGCTCCAAATAGCGAAGCCCACCTGGCTATCGAATCTGCAATCAAGGCTATCGCTGCCGAAAAGTGGAAAGACAAGGGTGAAGCCGTGGTGAAAACCATTCGCGCCAACCCGATGAAGTTCTGCTTGAAGGACGGCGAAACCAAAGCGCAGTTCGCTGGCTATGCCGGCAACCTGTTCCTGAGCGCGTCCAGCAAGACCCGCGTCACCGTTGTCGATTCTGACAAAACCCCGCTCACCCAGGAAGACGGCAAGCCCTATCCCGGCTGCTACGTCAACGCCTTCGTCGATATCTGGGCTGACGACCGTCAGTACGGCAAAGGCATCTTCGCAACCCTGGGTCCGATCCAGTTTGCACGTGACGGCGAAGCATTCTCTGGTGGCCTGATCGCCGATGCGGATGACTTCGACGACGTATCTGAAGGCGCTTTGGCGGAAGAGTTCGCTTAAAGCCCCTTCAGATACGAAGTTCGTATCGACCTTTCTCAGAGCCGAAGACGTATCCAGGTGCGGTTTCAGCGAGACCCCAGTTAGAAACGCCTTCCCATTTAACCCCGGCCTTCGGGCCGGGTCTTTTTTAAGGATTCAGACATGATCCAAATTCTTTCGGACATTCCAGTCCCACCCGATTACCGGGGCCGCAAGGCGAAGTATCCCTTTGCGGATCTCAAGGTCGGCCAGATGTTTTGGATTCCGGGTTCCGAAGCCCCTACGGGTGGAATCCGCACCCTCCTTTCAGCAGTCGGCGCATACCGCCGCCGCACTGGCGCTATCCAACATCGCTTCGTCGTTCGTCCGCATGAGGACGGCATCGGCGTTTGGCGTGTCGCGTAATGCTTTTTTATTGAGGAAGCACCATGACCCAAGAACAACTCTTCCTCCTGGCTGCATCGCACCCAGACATCCCCCAATCGTTCCTCGATTGGCTCACCGACAACTTCCCAATTTGGGAACGTTTCGAGGCTGAATCGCTGCGGGTCGTCCGCAGCGGTCGGTCCCACTACTCGGCGTATACGATCAAAGAGTTCATTCGCCATGAAACCCTGCTTCAGGAGACGGATGGTGAGTTCAAATTGAACAACAACCTTACTCCTTCGTTAGCCCGATTGTTCGCTCTCGCGCATCCAGAACATGCCGGCCTTTTCGAGTTCCGCTCAGTCGGGCAGGAAGCTGCATGAAAAACGAAAGTTCCTATAACGAAAAGATTCCTAATTTTATTGATAGATGTTTACTAAAAGAATGGATGACATTGGCTCAAATTGAACGAGAGGTTTTCAAAGTAGAAGAATGCACCCTAGCAACTATTCTTCGTAAAAGAATTGAAGCTGGTAGAAAGTTTAAAGTAATGAACCGTGAAAACAATCGCGGAACTTTTACAGCGTTTTATTTGGTTAAGGATTTTCTATTTAGAACACTTGCTGAAGGATACTGTGTAATACACCCTACAACTCAGCTTGCTGAAAAGTTAACCCTAGACATTGAAAAAATGAAACAGCATGTATCTGTCTTGAGGGCGCAGATAGAAATAATGGAATCTAAAAAAACCGATCTGAAGTTTAAGATTGAAAAGTTTGAAAAATCAATATTAGTAAAAACAATAATGTACGATTTGGGCGTACCTTTTGCCTGTCTGGAAGAAATTTGGGCTGGAAGGCAAAAATGGACGCCAAAATGCGGCGTATATTTTTTATTTAAAGAAGATAAAGTTGTATACGTAGGACAAAGCATTAATGTTGCCGCTAGAATTTCTCAACATTCTGGCTCAAAAGATTTTGATTCATTCTCAGTACTTTTATGCGATCAATCGAAGCTAGATTTACTTGAGGGTTTATATATTCGACTATTAAAACCCGAGCTTAATTTCTCAAGCGCAGGGCGGCTAGTTGCGCCATCTTTTGAATATAACTTCCTTCCAAAGTTAGCAGACCTCTTAGGGCTATGTGGGGAAGCTGCATGACCATCCTCTGGTTCGACTGCGAAACCTACAACGCGGAACCCATTTCCTTTGGGGCTGACAAGTACGCCGAGACCGTGGAACAGATTATCCACGCCTATGCGTTCGACGATCAGCCACCAAAGGTTTGGGACGCTACGGCGGATAGCAAAATGCCGGCGGACCTCGCCGAAGCGTTGAAAGATCCGACCGTCACGGTCATCGCGCACAACAGCCGCTTCGACCGGCTCATGTTGCGCTCCAATTTCCCTAATCTGTGCCCACCCGTCGAACGGTGGCGCGACACCATGATCATGGCACTGGCTCATAGCCTCCCGGCTGGGCTGGCCAACCTTTGCGCGGTCCTGGGTGTATCAGACGAGGATTCGAAAGACGCGGAAGGCAAAAAGCTGATCGGGCTTTTTTGTAAGCCGCGCCCTCAGAAATCCAAGATCCGCCGTGCAACGGCTGAAACCCACCCAGAAGAATGGGCAAAGTTTGTGGCCTACGCGGGTCAGGACATTGTCGCCATGCGCGAGTGCTACCGCCGACTTCCCAAGTGGAATATGTCGGATTACGAGCTTGCCCTCTGGCATCTCGATCAGCGCATCAATGACCGTGGAGTCTGTATTGATCTCGAACTCGCCCACGCCGCCGTAAGAGCCACCGCTCTTGAGCAAAAGCGTCTCGCGTTCGAGATCAATGAAGCCACCAACGGCGACGTGGGTGCGTCCACCCAGCGCAACGCGATGCTGCGTCATATTGAAGATGTTTATGGTCTGGCTTTGCCGGATCTTCAAGGTAGCACCCTTGAAAGGTACATCAGTTCGGGGCAACTGCCACAGGAACTGGTTGCGCTTTTGAATAACCGCCTTCAGGCGTCAACCACCTCGACAGCGAAATATACGGCGCTCGTCAACGCAACAAATCTAGATGGCCGGCTGCGCGGGACACTTCAGTTCTGCGGAGCCAGCCGCACCGGTCGATGGTCTGGTCGTACATTCCAACCGCAGAACCTTCCCCGTCCATCGCTCGACCATGAAGACATCGAGATCGGCATCGAGGCCCTGAAAGCTGGGTGCGAAGACCTCTTCACCGACAACATCATGGAGTTGACCTCCAGCGCCATTCGGGGCTGCATCGTTGCGCCCAAGGGCAAGAAGTTGGTGATCGCGGATCTTTCAAACATCGAAGGCCGGATGCTGGCTTGGATCGCAAAAGAAAATTGGAAGCTTGAGGCTTTCGAGGCGTTTGATCTTGGCTGCGGCCATGACCTCTACAAGCTGGCCTACGCTAAATCTTTCGGTGTTGATCCGGCAGAGGTCACCAAGGATCAGCGTCAGGTCGGAAAGGTTCAGGAACTTGCGTTCGGATACCAGGGTGCGGTCGGGGCCTGGGTGACATTCGCCACCGGCTTTGGCATCGATCTCGAAGAAATGGCTGAGAAAGCTCACGCCAGCATCCCGGCTCAGACCCTTCTCGACTCCACCGGGATGCGTGAATGGGCACGGCAAAAGAAGATGCCCGCCTACGGTCTGACCGATAAGACCTGGATCGTCTGTGACGCCATCAAAGCCCTCTGGCGTGAAGCCCATTCGAACACTTCGGCTTTCTGGAAGGACATCGAGGAACAGGCAATCGCTGCCGCGCTTGACTCCGGTAAGACCTACTACGCTGGCAAGCGGAAATTCCCTATCCGCCGCGACGGAACTTGGCTCCGTATTCGGATGCCCTCGGGGCGCTACCTCTGCTATCCCGGCGTTCATGTGGACGACAGCGGGAAACTCTCCTACATGGGTCTGAATCAGTACACCCGTAAATGGGAACGCTTGAACACCTACGGTGGAAAGCTGACTGAAAACCTCACCCAGGCCATGAGCCGCGACGTTCTCGCGCACTCCATGCCGCTCATCGAGGCCGCTGGCTACCAGATCGTTTTGACGGTCCACGATGAAATCATCGCCGAGGCACCCGACTCTCCCGAATACAACGTCGAGCATTTGGCCTCACTCATGGCCAAGGTTCCGTCATGGGTAGATGGCCTCCCATTGGCTGCTGCCGGTTTTGAAACTTATCGATACAGGAAGGACTGATGCGCGAAGCAGATATCGAAGGTTACCTCTACAAGAAGGTCATCAACCTTGGTGGGGAGATCCGAAAAGTGAAATGGATTGGCCGTCGCGGGGCACCGGATCGCTGCGTAATGTTGCCGGGTGGCCGGCTGATCTGGGTCGAGTGCAAGGCCCCAGGTGAAATTCCCGAGCCGCATCAGGATCGTGAACACGAACGGATGCGCCGTGTCGGCCAGATCGTTGAAGTCGTGGATTCTTTTGAACGTGTGGATGAGGTGCTGGCGTGAAAGTGCTTGTCGCTTGTGAATATAGCGGTGTAGTTCGCGATGCATTCATACGGGGGGGGGCTATAGCTATGTCGTGTGATCTGCTCCCATCTAGCACCCCTGGGCCGCACTACCAAGGTGATGTGCGCGATTTACTTGATTACCCGTGGGATCTGATGATTGCTCACCCTCCCTGTACACATTTATCTGTTTCAGGCGCTAGGCATTTTGACGCTAAACGATTGGATGGGCGACAGCAGTCGGCTGTTTCGTTTTTCATGTCATTGGCGAAATGTGATATCCCCAGAATCGCCATCGAAAACCCCGTTTGTATCATGTCGTCTTTGTGGCGCAAACCCGATCAAGTTATTCAACCTTGGCAATTTGGTCATGGTGAAACTAAGGCCACATGTTTGTGGTTGAAGGGTCTCCCAAAATTAACCCCAACCAAAATAGTTGAAGGAAGAGAAAACCGCATACATCGAATGCCCCCATCTGCTGATCGAGGGCATCTCCGAAGCATAACTTATCAAGGTATCGCTGAAGCAATGGCGCGGCAGTGGGGTTGTATATGAAATTCACCCCCCGCCCTTACCAGCAGATCATCATCGATCACATCGTAGACAACCCCCGGTGTGCCGTATGGGCCGGCATGGGTCTTGGCAAGACCATCTCGACTCTGACGGCCATCGATGCGCTCGACATCGTTGAGCCGGGGCCGGTCCTGGTACTGGCTCCGCTGCGCGTTGCCGCATCAACCTGGCCCGATGAAATCCGCAAATGGGATCACCTCGACGGAATTACCGTATCTCCGATCATCGGCAACGCCGCTGAACGCAAAGCGGCGATCCTGAAACCGGCCAAAATCTACACCACGAATTACGAGAACCTTCCCTGGCTCCTCGAACAAGTCGGCGTGAACTGGCCCTGGAAAACGGTGGTCGCGGATGAATCCACCCGGCTCAAGGGTTTCCGTCTGCGCCAGGGCGGCAAACGCGCTCGGGCACTGGCCAAGGTCGCGTTCAGCAAGATCGACCGCTTCATCGAACTGACCGGCACTCCCTCACCCAATGGCCTGATCGATCTCTGGGGTCAGGTTTGGTATCTCGATAAGGGTGAGCGTCTGGGCAACTCGTACCAGGCGTTTCAGGACCGTTGGTTTCGTCAGGTTCGCTATGGATCTGACGCGCATGAAATGAAGCTTGAACCGTATCCCCATTCCCAGAACGAGATCGAAGGCCGGTTGAAAGACCTCTGCGTTTCGTTGAATGCGGCGGACCACTTCGACCTTGACGAACCCATTGTCAATGTCATCCGGGTGAAGCTCCCACCGAAAGCCGAAAAGCTTTACCGACAGATGGAGCAGGAGATGTTCGTCCAACTGGATTCCGGCGAGGACATCGAGGCATTCGGCGCAGCCAGCAAAACGATCAAGTGCCTTCAGCTTGCCAATGGCGCTCTTTATACCGAAGCCGGTTGGGAGCCGATCCATGATGAAAAGCTAGACGCGCTTGAGGACATCCTTGAAGAAGCCGCCGGGATGCCGGTGCTAGTGGCCTACCACTTCAAGTCCGATCTTGAGCGGCTCCAGAAACGGTTTCCTAAAGCCCGTGTCCTGGACAAAAACCCCGCAACGATTCGCGACTGGAATGCCGGCAAGATCCCGATGCTGTTTGCCCACCCTCAGTCAGCAGGGCACGGGCTCAACCTTCAGGATGGCGGAAACACCATCGCCTTCTTCGGGCATTGGTGGAACCTTGAGGAGTACCAGCAAATCATCGAGCGCATTGGCCCCACCCGTCAGGCTCAGGCCGGTCACAAGCGCCCCGTCTTTATTCATCAGATCATCGCCGCCGGCACGGTGGACGAGATCGTAATGAAACGCCGCGAAACCAAGCGGGAAGTCCAAGACCTACTCATGGAGGCAATGAAGCGATGAAATTCAAACCTTTTCACAACCTTTACGTTGGAAAAATTTACCGCGATGGCAACTTTTATATGAAGGTGACCAAGGTCTCCGGCCCGTTCTTCGATGCTGAGGTTTTGCCCGTGCGGGAACCGTGGATAAAGAAAGAACGCCCCCTGCCCTGGGACTCTAAAACGGTCGTCTCAATGGGGATCATCACCCGATGAAAACGAGCAGACGCAAATCATATGACGGCATGGTCTTCAACCGTTGGCGCGTAGCGGGTGATGCCCCAGACATTGATGGCCGTAGGTACGCTGTTTGCACGTGCGAATGCGGCGTTACTAGGACGGTCATCCTTGACCATGTTGTGCAAGGCAGATCGCAAAGCTGCGGATGCCTTCGCAAAGAACGTCAGGTAGGCGCTCGGGGGCCTCGTAACCCTTGGAAGACCACCGAGATCCAGCTTGTAGAAAAGTACTACCCGTTGGGTGGAGCAAACGCTGTTGCCAAGGCCCTCCCGCACCGCACCATCGCCTCGATCAAGATGAAAGCCAGCATCCTTGGACTTCGCTATGTGGGGTACGCCAATGCGCGTTGAGATTGTCATTGAAAAGCTCACCGATGACCGGATCTTGCGTCGGGCTTGCGACATGACCCGTAAAGCGGGAATGGTTCCGAGTCAAATGACGCTCGAAAAGATTTACCGCTGTGAGCATTCCCCAATTCGCACCCAGCAGTTCTGGATCGAGTTGCGCGGGATCGAGACGTTCGTATCGGTTCACTTGGTTCGGCACAAGATCGGTCTTGAGCATTACGTCGAGTCCAACCGCGACGACCGTGGCGGCACCGGCAAAGAGGACAGATACACCCCGGTCAATCACGGGATGCTGGCCAACGCCCAGGCGTTGATCGCGATGGGCCAGAAGCGTCTCTGCTACGCCTCCCACCCCCGCACGGTGGCCACTTACATGAAACTCAAAAAGGCGATGCGCCACGTGGACCCTGCGCTTTCGAATGCGCTTGTCCCTGCTTGCGTCTATCGAAACGGAATCTGCCCTGAGCTTCGGGAATGCAAACCCGGTCTTGAGGCTGTGATGAAAGCTTATCGAAAGGAGAAAGCGAAATGACGCAAAACGAATTGAGGTTCTGGGGATTCTTTTTATTCCTGGTCTTCATCTTCTCGGGCGATCCCGATATCTGGGATGCGGTGAAGAACAAAATCTTGATCTGGGGAGAAGTTGCCGGTCCCGCTTCTCAGGTGAATTCAGAGATCGGACAAACGGAGCTTACAAATGAAGACGCTTAATAACTTTGGTGCCTGGGTCCTTTCAAACGGAGTCTATGTAGGCGCAATTTTTGGAACATTAATCGGCGGTTTGATTGCTTTCAATAACCCGAAATCGGTATCGCTTGATGCGAAGCATTGGGAATGCGTAATGGCTGTACCTGATGGTATCGAGTCTCGTTGCACTGAATATCACTATCGCGGGTACGTGCCGAAATGAAAGCGCCAAAAATACTCTGGCTTGATAGCGATGGGTACACCGCAAGAAGCCGACACATTTACGAATGCGATACCAAATACATCCGCGCTGACATCGTGGAAGAGATGCAGAAGAAGCTAGAGATCGCCCTTCATGTCTTCCGCACTTATCAGGCTCACCACGAATACCGAGATGCCTTTGATAAGGCTGATCGAAACAAGGCTTATGCGGATCAAATGGAAGCAGCGTTGAGTTTGTTGGAGGAGGCATGACACCCTCAACCGCGCAACGCCTTTTCACAGAACTGACCAATGCGGAACTCGCGTACCGGTTACGCGGCGTCCCCATCGCTGAGTTCTGTCGCCGGCAAGCGAATCGTCACCTGGGTGAGACTCGGAGAGAACTTCTCCGAGTCGCGGCTCTGGGCGATGACGCTGCCGTTTTCATGGACTTTTTTCTAAAGGAGTTTGAGGGATGACTGACGAAAATTCATCCTGTAGTTTATATAGGCATTTTGATAAAGACGGAAAGCTTTTATATGTAGGGGTGTCGTTGAATGTCGTCAATAGACTTGCTCAACATAAAAATGCTTCTAAATGGTATTCAGAAATTGCAAAAATTGATATTGAGCAATTCGCAACTAGAGAAGCCGCTTTAGAAGCAGAAAAAAATGCTGTTATAAAAGAAAACCCAATACATAATATTATCCGCTTCAAACCGAATACCTATACAACAAAAATTTCTGCATCAAGAGCAGACCTTGATCAACAAATTACTAGGTTTGATCCGGTTTATACTCCTCAGCAAGTCGCTCTTCTTTTTCAAGTCCCAATAACCAAAGTTACATCTTGGTTAGCCCAAAAAAAACTTGGATATATCGTAATTGGAACCAAATCAACTAGGTACGGGCAAAAAGATATTGTGCGCGTAACAGGATGGGATCTGCTGACGTTTCTTGAATTTGAAAGGGCTTCTAAAAAAGAGGAAACAGCATGACGGAACTAGAAATAGCCCTCAAAGCTGTTCGGCTTTATGCGGAATCACACCCGCGCCCAGTTCACGTGAATCAACAACAAGCGGCTGAGATGCTCGGGGTCTCCAGACACACGGTGGGGAGGATGCTGAAGGCCGGCACGTTGCGGTTCAACAAGTTCGGCCTGATCCCCATCAGGGAGATCGACGAAGCGATAGAGTCTCGGAAGTAACTACACGTTTTTTACACGCGAAAGCCTTAAATCCCCGTGGTTGCTGGATAGTCGTTGCCGACCTCCGGCACCAACCTATGCTACATAATGATACGCTGATTGTAGTTTTTCTTTAAAAACAGTCACTTATCACTTCGCTATTTACGCGAAACACCCCTCAAAGTAGCATTGTGTGTAACCTCACTACACACAAATTACACGCACAATTACACACATGGCGAGTATCCAGAAAGTAGCCAACGGCTACAGGGCTTTTCTGTACGTCGATGGGGTACGCGAAACCAAGACCTTCCGCACCCAGCGCGAGGCCAAGGCATGGTCCGATGCCAGAACCGCTGAGATCAGGAACGAGGGCAAGAAAGCCCCAAAAGAGCGCCACACCCTGGCCGATGCCTTTGATCGATATGAACGAGATGTCTCCCCTTCCAAGAAAGGCCACAAGTGGGAAAAGATTCGTCTCGAGGCTTTCCGCAAAGATCCCAACGTCCCGAGTGGGAAGTTGATGTGTAATTTGACGACGGAGATGTTCGTCGAGTGGCGTGATGCAAGGCTCAAGGATGTTTCACCTGGTTCCGTGCTTCGCGACATCAGTCTGCTTTCCGATCTTCTGGAAACCGCAAAAATCGAATGGAAGTGGATCGACTTCAACCCCCTCAAAGAAATCCGCAAGCCTAAGAAGCCGCCGCACCGGGATACGGTCATTCAGCCGCATGAAGCGCGAAAAATGCTAAAGGCGATGGGTTATTCACCCAGGCAACAGGTACGATCTGTCGCGCAATGCGTGGCAGTCTGCTTTTTAACCGCCATGCGGACTGGGTGCCGCGCCAGCGAGTTAACCACCCTAGGGTGGGAAAACGTCCACCCAGACTATTGCATGGTCGATGGCAAGACCGGGAAGCGCAATGTGCCCCTCACCCGCAAAGCGATCCGGCTGATGGAGAAGATGAAGGGCTTTGATCCGAAATTGGTGTTCGGGATCAAAAGCCAATCCCTCGATGCCAATTTCAGAAAGTACAAAGAACGGGCCGGATTATCTGGATTCACATTCCACGATACACGGCATACTGCGGCGACCATGATGGCTAGAAAGCTCAATGTTCTGGATCTCTGCCGGATGTTCGGATGGTCATCGGCCAAGCAAGCTTTGGTCTATTACAACCCGTCCGCGTCAAGCATTGCCGATATCCTGAATGGGGATAAGGCTAGCCCCTAGGACATCCACCCCGGTTTCGCAGGAAATGACTCGCTGTAGTCTCCACTGACCGGCCACGCTCGAAGGGCCGCTCTGTAGGCCAACAGTTCAGACCATTGCTCTTCAGTCAGCGAGGTAGGTTCCCCCGCATCGATCTGATCGCGGTGACGCCAGGTCATCCAATCGCAGTCGGAAAAAAGTGTCCCGCGCATCTGGATGCGCTGTTCGGGTGATCCAGTTAATTTTTTAAGTGCCATAAAAAGTCACGTTTGTGGTGATGTAGGGTGCTTGGCTTAACTGCAAATAATAGGTTCCTGGAATATCTACCGTAAGGGATAGACTCCTTCCTTTCTCATCCCACTTTGCCCCAATTGGACCGTCAATTGAGACGCTTGTTATTCCTTTCGGCAAGCCTGTTACCTCTAAAGAATCAACGCCATCAGCTTTGATGACCATCTTATTGGTGCTGATTTCCATGACTGGCCTATCAGTAAATGCAAATGTCTTTTTATCAAAGAAAGTAACTGAGCCGTCATGGACTCCTTCGTATAGGGTTGTCCCTTCTCTCTGGTTATTTTCGATATCAGCTTGTTCGCAATAAGATTCAGTAGAAATAATACGACCCGTTAAATCTTCGACTCTAGTGAAAAGCATTAGCGTTTACCGTTCAATATGTGATAAGAGTAAAGCCATGTGCCGCCGCCGTTTGAATTGTTGTCAATATTTTGCTCAAACCTTACTTGTATATTTCCAGATGGTACATTTGAGTAATACCCAACAACGGTTGTTGATGATGTCGTACTTGGACCCGCAATAGTATATTTTGAATCAACTTGCACACCGTTGATCCATAACCAGCATCCACCAAAAGTAGCCTCTGTTGTTCCCACTAAGGTAATAGTGAATGAGGCCATGACATCACCCCCATCGCATTGGATGTAATAATAATCATCCCAATACGACCCCCAGTTAGTATGCCTGTCGCCAAGGCGACCACCAGTCATTTTTGTAACCTGATTGGCCCCAATTCGATCAGTGGTTATTCCGCCAATGACAAGTTTGTCAGCAGAAATTGTTCCGGCAGTTATTCGATCAGCCGACATCGACCCAGAAGTGATGTTGCCAGCGTTGAGGTTTGTGACACTGATTACATTGGCATTGATCGTTCCTGCGGTTAGCTTGTTTGCACTCAGGCTTCCAATCTTTGCATCGGTGATGCTGCCATCGGTCAGACGCGCAATAGGCAAAAACCCACTGGTGAGGTCATAGGCGTTGAGTGAACCGCGAACGATGACGTTATTGAACTCAGCATCACCCGATCCGCGTATGCGGAATCCCGTCGATCCAGAGACAAAACCGTTCGACTGAATGATCGAGGATGAACTCCCCAGGGTAATGATGTCCGCACCGATGGTTCCTGTCTTGATCTTGTCCGCGTTCAAACTGCCAATCTGAGCGGATGATATTGCACCCGTCGCAATGACCGCATCTCCGGCGACGATGGCGTTCGCCGCCAGCTTTCCTGCCGCCACTGCACCCGCAGCCAGTTCCGTCGTTGAGATGGCCCCAGCGGCCACTTTCCCTGCTACCACAGAGTTCGCCGTCAGCTTATCTGAGGTGATGGCGTTAGCCGCGATCTCATTGGCCGTCACGGCCCCGGCGGCAAGCTTTGCGGTCGTTATAGCTCCTGCGGCAATTTCACCCGCTGTGATGGCTCCTGCGGCGATCTTGGCCGTCGTAATAGCTCCTGCCTGGAGCTTTGGCGTAGAGATCGCGTTATCGGAAATCTGGGTGTTGGTGATCTGCCCGGTGATCTTCGCCGCCGCGATGTCTGCGATCTGAGCGTTGGTCAGTTGCCCGGTGACATCTGCCGCAGGAACGGCTGCGGTCCAAACCGTGCCATCAAATCGGTAGAGCTTGTTGTCCGTCGTGAGGTAGACGATTCGGCCCTCAACATTGCCGACCGTCGGCAGCACATCCACAATCTCAACCGGCTTGATGCTCTGGGCGAACTTGGCCGTGTCGATGGTGTAGTCAGGAATCTGTCTGCCGTTGATGTTCGACCAGGGTGAATAGTAGGCCGTCGGTCCCGTCAAAGGCCCCACTTGCTGTTCCAGCATGACCGCATCGATGTCCACACCGATGTTGACCGTATCGATAGAGATTCCGAGCCGAGCCGATTTATCCGCGTTGCTGGAAAGGTCAAAGACGCCGCTGATCCGGGTCCAGTTCCCCGCGACAGACGCTGTGGAGCCCGAAACGGTAAACGTCGCGCCGTTGGTCGTCTTGAGCGTGAACGTGACTGTGCGGGTCGCTGCGGTGGTCGGAGCTACATAAGCAGAGATAATCCACTTCGACCCCGTTTGAAGATCGATGTTGTAGGTCGAAGCATCGGGAGCCAGCCAAGCGGTTCCGCCATTGACCTGAGAGGTGACCCGGACACCGTAGTTCCGATGCCATGCACTGGTTGTTCGGATGATCGTCGCGTTTGAGACGTTGAAATCAGGCGCACCACCCACCCACTCGAACGAGGTGTAGTCGTTCGGCATGATGTTGATGCCGGAGCCTGAGCGCGTGTCAGGACCGGGGTATTCCGCAGTCCCCGCAAGCGATGGATGCCACGTTGAGTTCTGGCCATAGACATCAAGGTTTCTGTGCCAAGCGACTCGATCCGCCGTGGTGGACGGCATGTCGGAGATGGCCGTATACCCTGCCCCCGGATTGGTATCCCGCTCGACCAGAAATCCAGTCGCGGTTTCCCGGTACAGGCCCATCAGAGCAACTCCCCGACTTCAATGCCGACCGAGTGCTGATTCAAATAGGGGAACTCGATGGCCGAGAGTGAACGGAATCGTGCCAAGAACCACCGTTGACTTCTGTAGTCGATATCGGTGTCATCTTCAATGAAGTAGACCTCACGGCTGATGTCCGTCCCGCGCTGAATGGCCATGTAGACGTTGTAGGCTTCAAAGTCATTGAGCCATGACCATTTGCCCTGCCAGACGCGACGGTTCGGACGTTCCTCGAAATACTCAGGCCCACCCAAGGCTTTCTTCACCTGAGTGTCTGATTCGACCGAGATGGATGGTGACCAGTCGATGTTGTTGGTCGGTTTGAACCGCCATCCAACAAAGACACGCCCTATCGCAACGTAGCCATCAGGGTTACCCGGATCATAGATCGTGACCTTCCAGTATCGAGATTCCACCTGTGGGAACGTGATCGCGTAATCGGACCCGGTGTAGATCGGAAGCGTCGTTGAATCGTAAAGCAGCGTCGAGAACGTGGCGCTGTTCGATCCTTGAATCCTGACAGTGGCATCGCGGGTCAGATTGTGTGAAACCAGCGCAAAGAGACCGATCTTCTGAAGCTGACCCAGATCCATGCTGAACACGGTCGATGCAGCTAGAAGATTGTTCGACCGAGCCGCTTGATTGAGATAGCGGTTCTTCATGTTCGTCAGCGGATAGCTGGCATTCCAGCTTCCGCCTGATAGCGTGGCGAAGTCGATTTGGTTCGAGTAGCCGAGTACGGTTGCCATGTTAGCCCCACAAAGTCAGATCGATGGTGTTCGCTTGATAGTCGATGTTCACCCCGGTTACCGTGAACAACTTGCCGCTGGTGTATCCGAGCTTTGCCGTCTGCAAGCTCACCACAGCCCCAAGATCGAGACTTGAGTAGTGGTCATAAGGATTGGCCAGCGTCACAGTCACGGTGTCTCGACGGACTGAGAAAAGGGAAAGGCGGCGATTGGATTCCGCTTGCGCCTGAGAAATACCGTTCAGGAGCGAATCGTAAGACTCATCCTCTGCCAACAGCCTGACGGCCTTCACATTGGTGTCAGAGACTTTCTGATCTCGGGATTCGGTGTTGAACCATGCAACTCGATTGTCTGCAACGACTCCGGCCAGTGCAGACTTCTCTTGAACGACGTAGTTCACATCCGCTTTCATGGTGGTCTGCCAGATCGGGAGTTTGTCTTCAGGCTGGCGTTCCAGTTCGAGGATTTCGGAATCAGTCAGCGTGGTAATCGGAACCCCTGCCGGGGCATCGAGACGGGCGACTCGGAATCGGCCCAGTGAGTCGTAGCCCCACCATGCTCCGACGGACTGGCAAACGCGATCCAGAAGGCTGGCCGTCGTCTCTTCGTCATTGACAATGACACCCAAGGTTCCTGCGTTCTTCTGGCTCAGGGTCGTGAAGTCGGACGCCACCCAGTCGCTTGAGGTGTAGCCCTTCTCGGTCAAGATGCGCTGAAGGATTCCTGAAGCGTTGGACTGGTTGTAGGCCCACTTTTCAACGACGCAAGCGGACACTTGACCGAAGGGTGAAGACCCCAGTCGGAAACAGCCACCGGCTGGCCACGCTCTCCATGTTCCAGCTTGAGGCGCGTTGGCCTCCATGTCGGCCTGAGAGGTGTAATCGGTGGCGACCTTGGTGAGATAGGCCCCGGCGTCGAACACGTTGACCACAGCGTCCACAGCGCCATCGTTGACCTGATAGATCAGCTTTGAGGTATTCACCAGTTTCGGTGACATCAATGCGATGCGGCCAAAGATGCGCGGCTTGGGCTGGCCTTTGAGATCGTCTGCCGTGCCTTCGATGCCGTTCGGCAGGACATTGGTCCCGGCGTACTTGGAGCTTGAAAATGGCGTGTCGAGCGTGACGGCCTTGTCGCGAAGTCGGACAGAGATTCTTTCGCGCTCCATAGCGACAGATTCAACCGTGGCAACGAGGACCGTGGCGAATGTCGAGTACGGCAGATCCGGGTTGCCGCGCTTCAGGATCAAGGTGCGACCGTCGAAGAAATCATCACCCAGCGCGTTGATGCCACCGTCGTTGTTGACCAGCGTCAGTTCACCATAGCTCTGACTGGTCCGACCACCGGCTGACGATCCACCCATTGACCGGGACAGCGTTGCGGGTTGCTCGATGCGGGGTTCATAGAACTGGCCACCGTTATCGAATCCGGTTCCCGTCGAGAACCGCCAAGTCGTGACGCTGGACGTTGCCGGGTCATAGGCTTGGAGTTCAGCGATGTAGATTGCGTTGTCGAGACGGTCGAAGTGAGGATCGACACGGTAGACGGTGAGCGCGGCATCTGAGATGTTCGATACGCCAATTAGCGCGGTCAGCGCATTGATCGAGGTCTTAAGTTCTGCGGCGAAGACCGCATTGGAGTTGAGCGCAGCCGCCAGCTTGATCTGGGTGGTAACGCCGCTCGTCAGGCTGGCTTCGCTAGCCAGATCGCTCTTGAGCGCGATACGGGTGGTGATCGGCGCGGTAATCGTTGCCAGTGCCGTGGGGCTGGCCGCAAGGTTGATCGAAGTCGAAAGACCCGGCGTAACAGATGCCGTTCCCAGAAGCGCAGCAACCGCCTTGATCTGGGTGGAGATCCCGCCGGAGAAACTTGCATCATCCTGAAGCGGCGCATCGAGCTTGATGCTGGTCGTGATCGCCGCCGTCGTTGATGACAGCGCAGATGCAGTGAGATCCAACCGGATGACGGTGTTGAGATCCGCAGCAGCCGTTGCAATCGCGTTAGCCGCAGAGGACATCAGGATCTGGGCCGTGAGGTTCGCAGTCGTCTCGGTTTCGCAGTAGAGGTGCGTATCGAGGTTGACGATGGACCCGAGCAAGCCTTCGCAGTACGGGTCGCCGTTGCTGTGGATCAGGGTGAACCCGTCTTCGGTCAGGAGCAGACCGCCGTCTTCCTGAACCAGAGTGATCTGTGGGCTGATGTCCGTCGCAAGGCTGATGCTGGTCGTGATGCTGGCGTCAGTCAGGTTCGAGACGCCAATAACCGCAGCAAACGCATCGATGGACGTTCTGAGGTTGGCTTCTGCCAATGCTTCAGATTGGATCGATGCGGCCAGATTGATCTGCGTTGCAATATCACCGCTTGCAGTCGATTCACCTGTCGGGTTGGAAACGACCGTGATGGATGTTGTGACCGGGGCGGACAGCGAGACGGAATCAGAAAGCGAAGCCGATGCCCTGATCTGCGTCGAGAGACTCGGGGCAACTGAGGCTTCACCACCCAGTTGGGCAGATGCGCGGATCTGGGTGCTGAGACTGCCGGTTTCCGTTGCGACCGATTGGATATCTGCCGCAGCGCGGATCTGCGTCGAGATGGCCGCAGAGAAGTCAACCGTGGCCGAGGTGTCGGCTAAAAGTCTCGGGGTGACCGAGATCGATGCCGAGAGGGACGATTCCGCCGCAAGGTCTGCGACCATCGTCTCCTGAAGAAGGTAACCACCAAGTTCAAGCGTGACGAGATCGGAGGCTTCGGTTAAGAGCCGGATCGTCGTCA